TTTTAAGTCCAGATGCAGTGATATTATTAACTTGAAGTTTATCCCCAACCAACCTGTCTGACTTTTTGTACCATTCAGGAACATGCTTTTTGGCAGGCATTGGAAATTCTATAAAATCAACATCTGTGGCAAACTCTATTTTTTTACGCATATATTTAGTATATCATATAGACAAATATGGTGTATAATAGCATTATAAGTGGTCCACAATAAAGCGGGAGCACGACTAATAGAAAAGGTAGAAAATACATGGCTACATTGACTAAGGCTCTTGCTAGAACAGCAGCAGCAACATCATCAACAACACTGTACACAGTTCCATCATCAACAACTGCGGTAGTTTCAAACATCGTAGTAACTAACTCGGCAGCAACAGCAGCAACTTTTACAATTACACTAGATGGTGTAGATCTGTACAAGACTTGCGCTATTGCCGCTAATTCAACAGCAATGTTTGATCTAAAGCAAGTTCTTGCTACAACTAAGGTTATTGCTGGTTTTGCATCAGCAGTAACTGTGTCATTTCACATCTCAGGTGTTGAAATCTCATAACCTTAATAGATAAAAAAATACCCCCCAAGGCATATAGCCAAGGGGGGATTTTTTATTTTATTTAATTGTGTTGGCTAGGGAACTTTTTTAGCCATCTTTGATACTGAACAGGCTTGGCATGTTTCCAAGACTTCCAGTCTGTTCCACCCTTTGTCATATGAAATACAATTTCTGCATTTTTTACTGGGCTAAACAACTCAGCATTAGCGTCTAGGTCAAACTTATCTCTACGATCAGGTCCTAGATCCCCGATCATATTTATTTGGAACACCCCATAAGAACTGTCTCCAGTCTTAGTATTTCCATTAAAGGCAAAAGGTCTTCCGTTTGATTCTGCCTTGGCTACAGCCCAAGCAGTCTTTAGACCATTTCCAGTAAAGCCTACAGCCTTCAATAATTGAATCAAGTCATAATCTGTCAAAGAATGTGCATTCTTATACTTTTCCAAGATAACCACTTTCTTTGGCTTAGAAACCAAAAAAGCCGACTTAGGGTCGGCAGGGGTAGTCAAAGACGTATTACTCAATAAATTATTTTCAGTTGTATTTGTTACAGCATTAGCAGAATTACTTACAGGTGCAAGCAACCCAACTAAAGATAGGATTCCAATCCAAGCCATCTTGTCTCTTCTCATAATATAAACCTCCTAGAAACAAAAGCACCAGTTGTCTGGTGTTACTTCCAAGTATAACATGTTTTTGCCCCAAAAGGCAAACTTTTGATATTTTTATTAAATTGTTATAAAACCTTGTGTATGAAGTGGTATAATGGTAAATACTATGGCTACAGGCGCAACTACTAATTATGACATTCCTTATCCACTATCAAGTGATCCAGTAAATGTCCACGAAGATATTCAGTCATTGGCTGAAACAATTGAGTCCCTGCTTACAACGGTTGGTCCTGCATACCACACGCTTGATGTAACAAATAACAGTGGATCTTCTATTGCCAAAGGAGACCCAGTTTATATTTCTGGGTATGGAACATCAAAACCAACAGTAGCAAAATGTGACTCTGATGACCTAACAACATTTCCAGTAATTGGCTTAGCATCAACTGCCATATCTAACAGTTCTGATGGAGTTATTATTTTGTCTGGAGTATTTTCAAATATTAATACAAATTCTTATTCCGTTGGAAATAAACTCTATGTTGCTAATGGCGGGGGATTAACTGCAACAATTCCAGCAACAGGCTCTGGAGCAGTGGCGGTAGTTTTAAAACAAAATACAACAACAGGAATATTGCTAGTTGGACAACCAAAGGGCAATGGCTCTTGGGGATCACTGAAAGCAGGTCTATCATAATGGCAACTTATAGAGGTCAGGGCGCATCTAACTACGATATTGGTGAAGCACCACCATTTATTAACTGGACAATTGTAAAAGGCGATACAGCATCTTTTAGTGTTTATGTAACAGATGATGCAAAAGAACCTTTAACTATTGATGACTGGGATATTGAAGTAGAGTTTAAAAGACCCACTACTCCAGTTGAGCCTCAGATAATTACAGATACCTCAACTTTAATTTTTTCAATTACACCAGAGCAAGATCTGGAAGATGAAGATGGTGAGTTTAAGGTTAACCTAACTGCATCACAAACCGCACAATTAAGAACAAATGATATTTTTGATATAGAATTACGCCTTCCCCAGAACACCCTTGTTTGGACAGTTGCTCAAGGGAAGATCATTCTCCTTGAGGATGTTACAAACTAATGGCAACAGTCGTTATAAATAACAATACCCCAGTCTTTACAAAAGCCATTGAAAGAGTTTCTTTTCCCAGTGTAGAAATTACTCAGCCAAATCGGGGGGTAAGTATAAACTCTGTACTACCATTTAGAATAAGATTTACAGCAATACAGATACCAACTAGCCTTGGTAACATACCAGCGATTCCGCTACAAATTATTGGTTTCTCTAACTATATACTTTAAAATGTGTGATATAATTCCAGTATGGCTAAATTATCAATCGCAAGCATCAAGTCTCTGTTTCAGACTGGAGACCGTCCAAGTCAAACAAACTATGAAGATTTGATTGACAGTACCTCTGCAAGATCAACAGACCTTGGTTCAGATGGCAACAATGAAGTTACAATTAACGGCATTGAAAACTCAACAATTTTTGATAACTTTTTAGCAAGTGAATGGAGATCAGTAAAATACTTGATCTCAATTAAAAAGACTTCTGGTGGTGCAAACAAGTATTGGGCCACAGAATTAACCATAGTCCCTGACAACACAGATGTGAATGTTAGTGAATATGGAACAGTGGACAACGATGGGAATATTGGCACCATCTCCGTGTCTAGAGCGGGAGATACAGTTTCACTAACTGTAGTTCCAGTGGGTGGATTGACCCCTATAACCTTGCGCTACTTGCGTGTAGGATTAAAGGCTTAACTAAGGAGATAAAATGGCAACAGTAACAAAAGATTTTAGAGTAAAAGCGGGACTGGTAGTTGAGGGATCAACAGCGACCGTTAATGGAAAGAATATTATCACAGCAGGTGTCGTTGACGCTAAAGGTGATTTGATTGTTGGTAGTGCAGACGATGCAGTTGCTCGTTTAGGCATTGGTACAAACGGTCAAGTACTTACAGCAAACTCAGGCGCAACATACGGCGTTGAGTGGTCAGCACCAGCAGCAGTTGGCGTGTTTGGTTCAAGCATTGAGTTTGAAGGCGCTACAGCAGATGGTTTTGAAACAACACTTGCAGTAACTGACCCAACAGCAGACCGCACAATCACACTTCCAGACGCAACTGGTACAGTAGCACTTACTTCAGATGTAACAGGACACGCAAACCTTACAGAAGCCCATGGCGCAACAGGTGCAGTAGTTGGAACAACTAATACTCAGACACTCACAAACAAAACATTAACATCACCAAAGGTTAATGAAGATGTTGCAATGTTGGCAACTTCTACAGAACTTAACATTCTTGATGGAGCAACTCTTTCTACAACAGAACTTAACTACGTAGATGGCGTAACTTCAGCAATCCAGACTCAGTTGGACGCTAAGGCTACTTCTTCAGATCTTACAACTCACACAGGTGCAACAGAGGCACATGGTGCAACTGGTGCGGTAGTTGGAACAACTAACACACAGACACTTACAAATAAGACACTTACAAGCCCAACACTTACAACTCCAGCACTTGGTGTTGCTACTGCTGATTCTATCAATGGTACAACTATTCCAAACACAAAAACTCTTGTTGTAACAACAGATAAGTTAAACGTACTTGCAGCAACATCTTCATCAGAACTCGCTGGAATTATTTCAGACGAGACTGGTACTGGAGCACTTGTTTTTGCTAATACACCAACACTCGTAACACCAAACATTGGTGCTGCAACTGGTACATCTTTGGTTCTTTCAGGGGACCTAACAGTTAATGGTACAACAACTACAATTAACTCAACAGAAATCACAATTGATGATAAGAACCTTACACTTGGCTCAGTAGCATCTCCAACAGATGCAGGTGCTGACGGTGGTGGTCTTACTCTTAAGGGTGCCACAGACAAGACTTTCTCATGGGTAGATGCAACTGATGCATGGACCTC